TCTAGTAATTGACGGAGAGCAGCCGTTGCGGTTCTGCTCAATCCGCCAATCATGTGAATTAATCCAAAGCCATAAAATCCTAAACCCGGTAGGAATTTAAAATGAACAAAATAATGGATCTTATTTCTCTTTGGATCAGTTGGTTCATAGTTACGTCTGATAGATAGAACTTGTTGACTAGCTTCTTCAACAGTAACTATATAAGGTAATTTTATTCCTGTCGGATTCAACTCATCATCTTTATCCTCAAAACCTTCTAGATCTAGATTTACATGACACTCTAATAGAGTATACATATTTTCTTGTCTTCCTGTTTTTTTGGTTCCCTCTAGTTGTCTCTCTTTTTTTGTTAGTTCGTTATTTGTGTCAGGTCCTGGAGGTGATAATTCTATGTCAGAATAGAAACCACCCACCTGTTGTTTTCGTAAATCGTTTTCGGAAATCTTTATTGTGTGAATAATTGATTCCGCATCGTCTAATGAGGTAGCCGTATACGGAACAATTAAATCCTCGGCAGGTATAAATTTACTTACCGCTCTTCCCAACAAATCGTCGTAATAAACTTTTTTAAATGTAGAACCAGCAAGTGGTAGATGAAACAACATCTGATCAAACTCAGGTTCATACTCTTCCATCTTCTCCATCAATTCGTAGTTCATGTAATCCTTAACACGTTGTGACTGTGCTTCTTTTGCAGGATCAGGTTTACCAACTATCTGTGTTCTGACTGGTCCCTCTGCTGGTAATAATTCTTTGTACGCACCAGCCTGAAACTGTGTGACAGCCTCAGCAAGAACTGGGTGTGTTGCACCAGATGCTCCTTGAAATGGTTCTGTTCTATTCTCATATTTAAATCCTAAAAGATCTAGACCTTGGATATAACCCTGCTCCCAATCTTTTCTTGATGTTTTATATTCCTTGTAATCGGCAACTAATTCTAGACCGATTGGTTTTAAAGAATCCTCTGGTAATAATTCTGCTAGATTATCAAAGTGTCCTGGCTGACCTTCGATATTTACTTTGCTTGGATCAAAGTTTACCTCAACGCTTCCATCTTCATTAGGTGTGACCTCGACCCCAGGATCTTGTGCCTCTACGGCTTTCTCCTGTTCTATCTCTATCTCTTCCTGAGGATTAACCTCGATTGATGTTTTTACGTTTGGTAACGTTTTGTCTATATCTGCCATTTATATTCTCCGGGTTTATTATCTTAACCTGTTTTAAGGGAACATTCAACCCTTGTGGGTTGGGCCCCCTTTTAGGTGGTACTGTTCTAGTCAATTTTTTTAATGTCATTTATTAGTAGTTGTTTTATATTGTCTGGAAAAGCATCAACGTTGTAGCCAGCAGCTTCTAATTCAGACATTTTTAATTTATTTGGTAAAAGTTCTATAATCTCTTCAATGGAATCTAAACCGTCTTCATAATCTTTCATTTTACCTTCACTATCAGGTTTAACTGTAGATTCTTCATATTCATCGGCCGTTCTATAATACTTACCATCTTTTCCTAAAACATTTTCTCCTGGTTTATAAGTAATAAGTTCATCTGAAACAACACCTTCTATGACATCATCACCTACGCTCATACCGTCTTCTTTTATTTTTTGAATAGTAATTTCTCCTGTTGCCATATTTTCTTTCATAACATAATCTTCAAATTGCATATTGTTTTCAACTCTTGGATCAAACTCAGCATCAAGTTGTTTACCACTTCTTTTAATTTTTTCTACTAATTGAAAAAAATATGGAGGGACTCCACCACTTGTTGCTTTTTCTGCAACTTTCTCTGCAACCTTTGCAGTCTGTGCTATCTCATCTCCAAAGCCTAGCAGCTTTGCTAAGATCACAGTTGCACCCGCACCTGTCGCTTGTAAAAATTCTCGTCGATTCATTCCTCTTTGTTCTAACACCTCATCAACTTCTTTTATTAAAAGTTTTTTAGTCACGTTATTGACAGGTAGATTTCTAGCTTTTGCAAATGAGTTTAATAATTTAAGACCAGGAAATATAGGAGCAGTGACCTCGGCTCCAAGACCAATAGTATCTGCAAAAACTTTTGCACCAGCCGTAGAACCTCTCTCGATCTGTTTCTGTTCCTCTGCCTTGATTAGTTTATCAAGACCGATTTTTTTCTCTAATGATGTTGGTGTTATGTTTTGTAAAAACTCTGAGAATATCCCTGTTCCTCTGATATTAGATGGTAATACCTCATCATAGTCTTGAACATAATTATTACCTGAGCCCCCTGTAATTCTAAACGGACCTTTCTGCACAATGTCAGAAATCAATTTTCCAGTTGCTGGCAAAATTCTTAAAGCAAATTCTCCAATACGAAGACCTGATCTAGCTAACACATCCGCATAGTACGGATAGTTTCTTGGATCAATGATGTCATTTAACACCTCGATAGGATTCATTGTTTCTTTATATGTCTGCATCTTCGGTAGCTCTGCATCTTCATTTGTAAAATAAAATTCTAATTCTTTTAAAAAATTTTCATCAGCTCCTGCTGCACCACCGTTGCTAAATCCTGCACGGCCACCTTCCGCTGCTTGGAAAGGATCTATATCTGGTTGATCCCCCGCTTCCATGTTAGAAAATTTTTCTCTTAATTCATCTAACAAAGGTTCATCTTGGTCTATACCTGTTATACCCTCTAAAACATTTTTAAATTTTTCTTGACGTTTTCCAGCTCTTTCCATCATGCCTTCAGGGTCTTGTATATCTGCTGCTATTGCTAAGGGCACATTCACAGCTTTTCCTAAAAACGGATCTTTAATTAAATAAGATCCTGCGCTAGCTAAAGACTCTTTTAATGGAAGACCTGCAAACATACTTAAAGTAAAATCTACTGGACTTAATACAACAGCTCCTCCTGGAATTTTATTTGTTAAAAATTTAAGATTATCCATTTTAGATTTTATATTTTGAGCTTCTCCTTTAAAAGTTCCTGTTTTTTCTTTTATAGTTTCTGTTGGACTTTTTATTTTAAATTCAGGATTTGATGCTTTATTTAATAAAATTCTCTCTGCATATTTTTTATATCTTTTTAAGTTATCAACAAAATTTAAATTTAAACCTCTACCAATTGCATTTATTTCCGCTTCAGTTAAACCTTTTATCTGACCAGACACGTTTGCTTTTTGAGTTGATATGACTAATTTTTTTAAAGGATTAACATCTACCTCATCTAAATGGTCAATAACTAATTTATCACCACCCTCTTGAAGAGCTTTATTTAAATTTATTGTTTTACCTGGATTAAGTGGATCATCTATTTTTATTTTTTTTAATTTTTCAATATCATTATAAACGGTCGCTGCTTCTTTAAATAAAGGATCGTTTAAATCTATGTTTCTATATGTAATAAATTTTCCTGTATTTAAATCTTTAAATTTAACGTTAGCTACGGTGTTTCCACTAACATATTTAAATAACTTACCACCCATATCAACGTGTCTAGCTAATTGTGCTAGTATATAACTTTTAGCATCAAACGATCTAGTCCCTGCTTTTAAAATTTCTGTTCTTGCTGCAGTTGACACGGGATAATCTTTTAAAGTTTTATTATAAGTTTTAACGGTTGTTTCGCTAATATTTTTAATATCATCTGCTGTATAAATTTTTCTTGGCTGTACTACTCTTGTAAGTATTGTTCTAAATTTTGGCGAAAGTTTTTCATACATTTTTAATTCAACAGGATTTAAAAGATCTTTCATACGAAGTGGAGATATACCTGTTTTGTCTGAAGATAAATCTATCAGTGGTCTATCTCCACGATTAACCTCTCTAACAAGTTTGTTAAATTTTATTTTTTCTGCATTAGTTATTTTTTTTCTATCACCACCTTTTATAAGTTTTTTATAATCTTCACCTAAAGCTTTTTCAATTCTTGATTCTGTTTTTGCGTCTCTACCTGTTTCTGTTGCAGTAGGATCACCAAACATTGCTACAAGGTCAGATAAAAAAACTTTTTTAGCTCCGCCCTGAGCTTTAACGTATGCTTTAATATCTTCTAGCGATTGCAAATACTCTGGTGTAAAACTTTTAAAAGCAGCTTTTCCTGTTCGTGAACCCTCTTTAATTCTGGCTCTAAGTTCCTCTTCTGTAAAATATTGTTGTATTTCTTTACTAATTATTCTACCTTTTGAATCTCTTTTACCTGTAGAAACGCTTTGCCTAAAAACATATTTACCAAAATTAGGATCTCCTGGTTTAGAAACTCGTCTATATTCTTTTCCATCAATTACAATTGTATCTGTGCCCGGGCCAAATCTAGATTTTTTACCTTGTTCCAAAAATATATTAGCAAAACCAGTTCTATCTCCATAATCTTCACCAGAAATTATACCACCACCAATCATACCACCATCAGCCATACGACCTTTCATTCGTTCTTCAAACTCGAAGATAGCTTGTGGTATTTTTATTTCAGGTTGTGGTATACCTTGTGTGCCTTCTTGTATGGTGCCTGGACCAAATCTTTCGTTGAGCTCTTGTAATACTTTCTCAAGGTCAGAATCTAATACGGCAAACTTATTACCAAGACTCTTGTCCTCGTCATCAATCAACGTGTTATTTATATAATCAAATACGTAAGCCAACTATGCCTCCTTTTGCACCTCTAAACTGATCTCCTCTTTTTCCTGATTGTTTTAAATAATCTCTAAGACTTTTTTTGCCACCATGGTCTTGGTAGTATTTAAAAGCATCTAATACTCTTCGAAGAGCATCGTCTTCTAATTGTAGAATATTATCATAGAACGAGCCCTCAGAAAATCCAACACGTCCACCCTCTGCGTTTAGATCTTTGAACGGTAGGATCTTGGAATCAAACTTAGGTTTGGTTCTAGCATACTCTCTAAAACTATCTGGGTCCAGTGCCTGTAATGCCTGCTCTAGTGCACTGATATTCTCACCGTGGTACACGATCCTATCCATTCTTAGATTTGGATCATCTATACCATAGTAATCTTTACTTGCCTCGTCCGTTGGATTTTTATAGGCACTGAAAGCCTCTAGATCATCAGATAGTTTTTGCTGTATCTCTGTCGGTGTCAGATATTCCAGAGCATTCTTTGGTCCATCTTTTTGTACGGGTTGAACCTTGTTTCTCTCCAGCCATTTAAATATGTCCTCGTTTTCCGGATCGAAGTTATCCAACTTTTTAAATACCTGATCACCAAAATGTTTTCGCCAGATTCTTACCGGATCCGGTGCGTAAAAATCAGCGTTACCATAATGATGCGCACCCTTAACAAGATTCTTATATATCTCGTCATCTAGATTTATAATGCCTTTCTCATGCAGCTTTGGTAGGAAGAAACTACCGTAGCCTCTATAGTTTGAAGAGTTAGCTCCGTAACCCTCACCATCATACAATCTTTTTAATCTTAATTTTTTCTCATCTGTAATTTTTTCTGTTTTAAAACCCTCTTCAAGTTTTTTTGTAGCTTCTTTTAATTTCTCGTTTGTCTTGAATAATTTCTCAAGAGCACCTTTGAATGATAGCTCGTCTGTCGCTGCCTCATCTATCTGACCAGCGTAGACCTCCTCTGGTTTCTTGCCCTCTTCTATAATACCTTTTTCTAATTTATTCTTCTCAGCGGTCACTCTTCTATACACGCCAAGATTGTAGAAGATATTATCCTTCTGTGTCTGTGATAATCTTATGTCTGGATTCTCTCTTAAAAATTCTATGGTCTTGTTAAACTCGCCTGCAAGATCCTGCTCGTACTCGAACATGTATCTATATCTCTTATCTCTACCCACATTTCTAACATCAAATGGTCTAAATCTGCTGGCATCTGTCAGTCTTGAGTTGACAACGACAAGACTACCTCGTTGTTCTTTTGTCAGAGCTTTGCCTAAAAATTCTATACCTTCAGCCGTAT